CGTTGCTTAGATTCAAGCATTTGCTGTTGGGCTTGCAATTGTTGATCTTGCATCTGTTGTTGTTGCTGCATCTCTTGCTGGCGCTGCGCTTCTGTCTTCTGCTGGATTGATTTGAGAACATGTGTTACCTCAGACATAGAGTCTGCTTTAACAATCTCAGCCAAGTCATAGATGGATGCGCCTGCGGTATTATTCTGGATGGCCAGTTGTTTAATCTGTTCCATCACCTGTTTGTGATTTATTTTACTGGTGACAAACACATTGAGTTCTCTGGCCAGCAGCTCTGTGCCATTTATCTCAAAATTTACTTTTTCATCGAGTGATGTCAAGTAAGACAGGCGCACGCTTGGTCTACGCGAATGATAATACTGCGCCAAATCTGTGCGCATTTGATGCACCCGCGGCATCAGGTACTCAGAGTGTTGCACAAAGTACATCTCTGTCTGAGAATACGATGCATTGATAGATTGCTCAATACCTGTTGCGGTTTCTTGAGAATTTACCTGCCCCATACGCTGAGGTGTAATGCCAATGATTTCATATGCCTGCTGCTTAAAGTAACTAGCAAGCTGAATCCTTGACATCATACGTTGGGTTTGCTCAAGGTTCAATACTTGATAATGATTAAACCCAAGTGCTGATTCTGTATTGGCAATACTTGTATCCAGGGGTAACATCTGGAAGTTCTTCATTGCCACGTATGCTTTGGCGTAGTTGTTTTTACCCCAGTCTTCACCAGCGGAGTGTTTGGGAAGAGCATTGTGATCCAGCAAGATTACAGTACCTAACTCATCAATTAAGATGTCAGAGATCTGATTGTTCACCAGATTATATCCCACCTGGAAGGGTTTCATCTTATCCACCAGAGATACAGAGCGCGAGTTGCGGTCAGTGAATACAGATCCTTCCACTGGAAGCTTACAACCATAGAGTGTAAAGTCTCCTTTGAACTGGAACTTGACAGGTTTAATATTCAGGTAAATGGGTTGAATACCCATGTAGTCTGCATTACCATAGAAGCTAGGTCTGTTGGGTCCAATCTTGAGCCCGCCCCAGACTTGATTAATCCAAATCCACTTGATGTGTTCTCCCTGTACTAATGTATTCTCATCTTTGTTCTTGTTGATTTTAGTATCATAGACAGGAGGTACAGTAATCTTGTAATCTTCTGTAACAACCTCGTGGAATTTCATTCCATTCTCAGGATCTATTCTGGTCAAATGACCTACCATCCTTTGCGATTTCCAGTAGACTGTTGTGACCCTGAGGAGTTGGTAGGTCCCAAAGTCTTGGAGATCTTCTGATTCATTGAGTATTCTGGTAATAATATCATCCCCAGCAGCAAGGAAATAATCATTAACGCTAGTAAACTGGCGAAACCCAAGACTAGGACCAGTAACATTCCACTGATGAGAGCGGGTACCATCATAATACGTACCATCGTTCTGGTAACCTTGAATAGGATAACCCGCAGCTTTTTTAGGATAGATTGATTCAAGTGATCTAAGTTGTTCATCGTTCATTAAATATCCATACCTATCAAGTATGTCTGATACAGTATGCAGTTCTATTTTTCCTACAAAATTGCCTTGGGAGATGTACCTGATATCAGGCGACTTATGATAGAAAGTGAGCACAGGATTCCACAGCTCCACCTCATAATCATCCTCATCCATACGAAAATGCCAAAATTCTCTATCTGTAATGAGCATGTCCCTGAACGCTCGATTCTCCAACTCCTTAATCTTAAATCGCTCAACATCTGCCTCGTGCTGGTGATTGGCCCACTGCTCAACAAGTGAACGATAGTCCTTCTTAAAAAACTGCTCAATCTCAGGAAGAGATTTGATATTCTGAGGAGACATTGCCTGTTGAAATTCCTCTGACTCAGGATCTGCACCTTGCTCGATTAAATTCATAGCCAGCTGCATTTCAGCACGAGAAACAAGCGTTTGTTCAATCATCATGCGCTTTTGCTCCAACATCTCATTGAAGCTTTCAGTGTCAGTGCTTACAGACTGCACCTTATCAGTGCGCTTGGCAAACTCACCAAGCATGACGTTGACTACATTAGGGATGATTGGGTAGAACTTGAGTTCCATCGCGGAGGCATCCTCGCGCGTGAGAACATCTATCATATCCGCATACTCATTGTCCTCCTCTACTACATAGTCAGTCTTGTCAATGATGCCATTTGCAAGCTTGTAGTTCTTTAAAAGCTTGCGTGCATTACGCCTAATTTGACGCAATCCCTCCATCTCAAACCAATCCATGTTCCATGCTCCCCACTCACCATCTTTCTGTACTTTAGGTAAAAACTGAATAGGCTGGGTAAGGGTGCCCATCCTGGTGTGATCTGTCTTCACACCAGCTTTAGCTTGCATCGCGTTGATTACTAATGCCATAACTCTGTTATTTTAAATTTCTGAATGCTTGTCTTGTTACTTTGTCCTTACTGCGAATCGTAGGTTTGCCCAAATTACGAAAGGGACTTATATTTAATTTACTCAAATTATCTGACTTTTTGGGGTTTTGCCCTGGTTTTGTTTCAGTTTCAACCTTGTGAGCATACCCTCTGTTAGACTGTTGCACCTTAGCAAATGCAACCAGCGCACAGAATGCAACCAGTCTATCCACGTTTAGACCCTCTCGATATTGTTGCATCTCTTTGAGTAGTACTGGGTCTTTGATGCGCTCAACTCCAAATGTAGTCTTGACAATCGTACCATCTGGCTTGGTCTCTACATCAAGTTCTTCAGTGAGGAAGTTGATCCCATATGAGATGAGGTGAGACTTGAAGAGTGTACCTGTGTTACGCCACCCATACTCCTGGAACACATTGTTGTTAGAGCCCAGGTCTTTAAGAAACAGGATCTGTGACTTGGGCACCAAGTACTTCTGCTTCTTCTTATGAATCATGTGCTGGATAAACAGGGAGATGTTATTCTCCACGATTGTCCACGCACCATAGTACTCGATCAATATCTCAAGTCGCTCGTGGGTCTTATTGATATCGTCAAACCTTCCACACCAAGATGCTACGATTTGATCTTGTTCTATATGATTCTCTACACTACCATCTGCCTTACGCTTGGTGATTTGTAGTGGTGTTTTATAGATGAAGATGCTGCACAATGACTCTGAGGTGGTGGTTTTACCCTCACCCACTGGGTCAATGGATGCATAATATGTACCCCATGGCGCATCCTTGATGGGTTTCTCCCACATCAATATGGCCCCCTCCTTGTTCTCAGTCTTGGGCGAGAGGGGAAATTCCATGATTGGCAATCGCTTAGTAGGCTTAGCCTCAATCTCATGTGCATCGTTGCGCACAAGATCTACAGCTTCACAGTAATATTCCTTATCCTCTATTCTTCGCATTTGACTTGTGATCAAGTGGAGGGGCCATACTGAAGACTTCCTGTACGCAAACGCCTCCTCAATATTGATAGGCTTCTGCGATACACGAAGTTGATAATCGTTTGATTTAAGATCTTTCTTCCACTTCTTACGCTCCTCTAGAATCATATCCAGGGAGTTCTCCACTAGTGAATTACCATACTCATCTATACAGGGAATCATACTCCACTGCTCTGGTATGAACAACCCACACAGACCTGTGTCACCATTGTCATTGACAAGATTGGTTTCTACAGCCAATACGTCTTTGGAATCAGGGTTGAAGATAAGATCTCTGAGTGGTTCGCACTGATCCAGGTCACCCACTGAACCTGCAGCTGCAAACATACCTGTGTATATCATACCAGATTTGAGTGCAGGTAGTAGATACTCTAGGGTCTCATTCATACGCGGTGCAATCCCAGCTTCCTCGTGGAAGAAGAAGGAGCATGGACCACCCACACCATTGGTAGGATCTTTCTCTAGTGTGACACCTATCATCACTGACTTCAACCCCACATCTTTCTTCCTACCACCTTGAGATATCTCAATCTTCTGCTCCCAGTTGAAGGTCTTATCTGGTTGGGTGGGTCTGTACCACGCAGTATGTGTATTAAGAAAGTTGCGGTATTCATCTAAGAAACGCCATGTTCCTTTCTCGTTAATGTAATCTTTT